TTGATTAAATACCACATCCCACGTGTAACCATAACGAACGCAACAAATAGCGTTGGCGGGTTGCGGATTGCCCTCGTAATCTTCGAAGTTTACCACTTGCACACCCCCAGGATTAATAATAACGTCGCTCGGTACTAACTCGCAGTCGGGAGCAGGCTCAACGAGTTTGATTAACTTAACCTTTGTCGATTCGTAGCCGCCAATTTTGTAATCGGAAATTTCTAAAATACGCCAATACGAGTCCTTTATAAATATCCTGTCGCTATATTTAAAATTCAAAATATCGCTCAGCTCAAGCGCGAAGTAAGCCTCTAAAATTCTCGTTTCAGGATTGTATAATCCGTTTAAATAGTCGCGCCAATACTCATTAAATAAGTTACGATAAGGGTTAGTTATAATCGAATGTAGCGGCGTTTCAGGATTAAAATTCAAGTCGTAATCAATAACCGAAGCGTTGACGCTTGAGTAGTGGTTAAATATTTGAATATTGATTTCCTGAATAGTGGAATTATTGTCGCGGTAAATTGGTAATGTAGTATAGTCGGCCAAAAACAAAAACCTCAAGTTCGGCGCTATAAATTCTCCTTTGTCGTTAATGAATTTAGGAATCGGAATATTGGTTCCATTGATATAACTCGAGGCCGTAGATTCGGCGGTTAGCTTTGTGTTGAGGTCACCGCTTACAAATTCATTTGCTGGCGTGTTAGCATTAACCGTGTAGCCGTTCAATATTTTATATTCTCCATAGGTGCGGCCGTTATCTGTAAATAATTTACTCGCAAAATCCCCCCCGTTTTTATACGTCCATAAAAAATTACGGCGCTGAATATCCGTCGTAGGGCTCAAGGTAATGTCCTTCGAAATATCGAGCTTTAACGTCCAGTCTAAATCTTCTCCCGTCGCTATATAGTCGGCAATTGGCACGATAGCAACCTCATTGGGAACCGTGCGCGAGGGCACAATAACGGCCGCGTGCATGGCTAGAATATCCTTTACAAAATCGACCTGTTTAATATTTGGAGAATTGCCCGCGACATCTAGCGTGTCACCCCAATTTCTATAATACCCGAAAAGCTCCCAACCCGTGCCATTCAAAGGGTCGTTATTTGAATCACCGTAAAAGTTAGGAGTTCCATTGAATTCAGTATACGGGCCGACGCGCTCGCCCGCTTGCATATAAATCGGAATGGTAGTAAACAAAACGCGCTGAGTGATGCCGTTATTTTGGTCGGTTCCCGAAACCGCGACCTCGTAATTAACCACTATTTGACCCGTGGACGAACCGACAGGAAAGCGATAAAATTTGACGCCGCCAACATTCGCTCCAAAACCTCCGATAGGCTGAACATTAGCCCAAAATCTAAAAGAGTAGAATCCTTCGACAGGCGCCACGAAAAAATAGTTAACATCTATATTCCCGCCATTGTCCACAAGCGCGGGAAAATCAAAAAAGTTATCGTCGGTTAGTGCGGTCTGAGTAGTGTAGCCAGCATTAAAATAATAATCGCCAACCGTTTCAACCGTAACTAAATTTTTCGAATTAATCCACGGGCAATAATACCCCGAAAGTATTGTTTCGAGCGGCGTTGGTAAAATTGAAAAACCCGCCTCAGTTATGATTCGAGAAAAGACCGTCCACGCATTCAAAAAAGGCGTCATGTCCGCCGCGTAAATAGGCTCTTCACTATTGAACACGGGCCGACTATTTGCCGCCCCCGTGTTGTCCCACTTTTGCCCGCGATCTACTAAACCCCAAGTTAACTCACCGCCTCCAAACGTCCCATCGATTTCATCAAAATCAATTGTTCTATTTAATTCCTGTAAATAGTCAATTTGATTTAGTAGCTTATCGCCTATCGCTCTAAAAAGGTCGGGAGCTTGACCGTAAAAACAAAGTTGAAAATCCGATATTAAATCATTCTTTTTATATGTTCGAATAACTCGCACGTGGCCCCGAATGATGGGTAAGGAATCGACGCGTATTTCGGCGGGAATCTTTGTCCCGTAAACGTTTGAAGTATCGCTAAAAGTAAATGAATCGAGTAAACCGAACGCCTCAATATTACGGTCGGACGCGGGTACGCGAAACTCTCGAGAGTAATCGCCCAGCGGGGCAAAGGTTCCCACATCCTGAAAGTTAAAATTTTGGCTTATTGATTCTAGCGGGTATAAGTCAACGTAATACTCACTCCTAACCTCATAAATAATATAGCCCCCAAATGCTAAACGAAAATCGTAATTAAAAGGGTTGGTCGCGACAAAGTTTAAACGAGTAAGCCCCGCACTAGGTGAGTTAATTACAATAGACGCAACCTCGCATGGCTGAGTATCGCCGTTGGCATTGACTAGCGTTAATGTTTTACCGACTAACTCATTTTGTTCGGGAAAGCTGGGCACTATCAAACGCCACGAACCAACCGAACCGTAAATAGTAGAATCGGAAGAGCTCAAAAGGGTGAGCGTTTTAACAGGTCTTATTATTAGTTGGGTTTCTGTTTGCATTACGTCCAATAATCTTGAGAGTAGCTCACTTTCAGAGATACGTTATATAACTTACCGTTGCGCTCGCGGCGCTCTAAAAAATTATTTTCATCCATTGAAACGGGCGTATGTGTCCCGTCGCTATTAATTATATGAATTTGATTCGATGCGATTAGGGATCGTAAAAAAACAAACTCATTTTCTTGCACCCAGTCACTCGTTATTGATAGCGTCCGAGTTACGATGTTAGTACGGTCGCGTAATTGCCTGTCGAATTGCGAAAAAATGGTATTGGTTCCATTGTATAAAACCCGTTTGTACTGCTTGCGCTCGATGTTATTTGTAACCTCATTTTTTTTAATAAAGTTGAAATAGTCCCAACCGCCGCGACTATTAACCCAGCCGAGACGTACGTAATTATAACGGCAATCGTATTGCCCGTATTCCTCGGCGTTATAAAAATAATAGTATTTACTTACTCTTGAGCCCGAGCTATTAAGCGCCCAAATTCGATAATAACGCCAACCCAACGAGGGGTTAGGCATTGATGGGACTATTGAGTTAGTCAGGTTCGCGGGAAAAGCGGGAATACCTAACTGTGGCGCCGTGGTTACCGTAACCGTAGTAAGCGAAACCGAACCCGCCGAATCGGTGAATTCAATTCTGTAATCTTGAGCGGTATTTGGCGTGCAATAAGTATTTTCAGCCATGTAAAAAAGGAGCCCCCAATCGGTAGTGAAAGCGGGAATAAAAACGGTATTTGTGTCGACTGTTATTCCGAAGCTCTCAGCCATTGGCCACGTGTGAGTATTATACTTGCGATCACTCTGTAAATAGTCACTATTGGCGTTAATCGCTATTTTAATATTTTTATCCGAGCTGCTAAATACATTTGGCCTATAACCGTCGCTAGGTTGCAAGTAACCGTTATAAACGGCGGTCGTTGCCGTTTCGCTTACCCCCTCATTCTCTGTTAACACGCCACCCACTACCCACCACTCAGTAAAAGTTAATTCGTAACTACGCCACGAATACCCTTCGGCCTCGATATGCTGGGCCGCCGTTTGTGAATGCTCAGCCGAATTTTCGTCATTGTATAAGTTAACGAGTGAATTCAAATCGAAATAAGCATTACCGCTCGGCGCCGCGTCTAAATAAAAAACGTATGTCTTTGAGGCCGCTACGTCCAGCACCGAAATGCCAAATTTAAAACCTATATTGCCCGAATTGGTGGAGCTCAAATCATATATTAATTTTTGCCCCCGAGGCGTCCACGTGTACGGCTGTGAGTTAATAGTTATCGCCATTACTTTATATATTTGTCGGCCTTGAGCCTCATTTGTTTTATGATGTTCTTTTGATACATAGCGCGGAATTCCTTACCGCTCACCCTTAACGTATCTTGAAATGCGTCGCGCATATAATTAATTCCCACAATTCCCCGAGTACCTATGCTCTCAACCATTTTCGTCACCTGTATATACTCGCTTTTATTCGGGTCAAATAACTTTTTATAACGCATCCATTCGCTAATAGGTGCGCGAGGTGGCCACGTAACAGGATTCGAATTTGGAGTCCTTCCCTTTTCGATTACGTCGGCGTAATTTCTCACAGGTGAATTAGGCTTAACCCCGAACCATTGCAAAATATTTGCACCCCTTTTGAAGTAACCAAACGTTAACTCCTTTTGTAGTGTGCCTTTATATACGCGGTTAACCGAACGCCCCCGAATAGTTCTTTTACGGCGTAGGTTAGCCTGAGCGCGTTTAATTACCTCGCGCCCGAACGCGTCTAGAGTTTCTTTATATTCCGAAAGCTGAGCCATTAAACGAGGGTAATATTTAAAATTCCCGCCGCGATCGTATAAGCCTCATTATTCGAGTCGCCACTATTACCCCAGTCCGAATAGGTTTGGCCGTCGAAAATTATTTGCCCCTCGTAAATGGTTCGACCGTCAATGTCACAGAGTGAATATTGAAGAGCGGCCGTAGCTTGTAAATCGTCATAACTAATATAGAGGCGAATACACACGGCGGTTTTTGTTTCGCCGTTGGCCCAAATATCTAGCGGTTGAATATCTTTCATTATTATATTTTTTCAAGTTGAATATGTGTCGCGTTACCGTATACGGTTGCTGTTTGGCCATTCGAAGAGGTCACGAAAGCGGGTGTTAAATTGCCTGAGTTGGCGCCTGTGGTTATGAATATCTCGATAACAGCTAAACCGATTTGGTTTACCGCCTGGTTAAGTCGGTTAGTTAGGGCTGTGCCACTCGTTACCGCTTGCCATTGCATAAATTGACCCGCAACCGCCGCGGTGGATATTTGCCCAACGTTCATTGTTGAGCCGCTAGGGAAGGTAAATAACAAGTTAAAACCTGTCGTAGTCGTAAAGCCTGAGGAAACAATTAAACGGCCTATATAACTACTATTTGCCTCGAGTGATAAGGTGCAACCCGTTATATTAGTATTAGCCGATGTGTTTGCATTAGTAAGGTTAGTTGCTTGCACACCACGTAACAAACCAAGCTCACTTTTCAATGTCGCTAGACTAATCGCGCTAACTGTATTATCTGCATTAATGCGAACATAACGAACCGCGCTAGGATTCGGAAGGGTGGCGAGGTTAGTACCTACCGTAGTTAATCCGATGCTATCCTGTTTACCATTAAAAGTTGACCAATCCGCACTAGACAAAGCCCCTCGATTTGACGCCGAGGCCGTGGGTAAATTAAACGTATGAGTTGAGCCCGCCGAGTTAATAGCGAAATCAGTCCCCGCCGTTCCCGTGGCGAAATTTTGAGTATTGGTAGTTAATCCATTTAGCGAGCTGAGCCCTATCGCGTAGGTTGAATGCACCTCGCCAATTTTAGTCGACTCGGTGTAAAGAGTGACCGTTTTACCATTTGTGTTTTGAATGTCGAACTCGATAACCACGCGGTCAGTTGCCGCCGTTACCGTATTGGGTACTGAAATCGCAAACGTGTAAAGGTCGGGAACGTTACCGTTAGTTATTTGCTCAAGTGGTGAGGTTGCGATAGTTGTAAACGTTGACCCGTTGTAAACTTTAAGAACCGCCACAATTTCGGCGTTATTCGAACCGCCTCCCGTCTCACTCAAATAAACATCGACCGTCCAAACGCCAGCGGGAATTATCAAATGATTAGGCGAATTAACGTCGGTAATAAACCGCGCAATTACGCCCGTGGTGGCGCGTGTAAAGTTAGCCGCTGGGCCTGTATTGGCCGCCGTGCCCAATTGATAAAAAGCATTACCGCTAATTGAGCCCTGAGATATATTCCCGTTAAAATAGAATATTTGCCCGCCACCTCCTCCCGTGCTCGGGAAGTTGGCGAGAGTACCGTCGCCCCGTACATATTGGCCCGTCGTTCCCGCGCCCGTAACCGCTAGAGTTCCCGCCGTGGTAACAGGCGAACCGCTCACATTAAAAGCCGAAGGCATCGTTAACCCTACCGAGGTAACCGAACCCCCCGCCGCTGGCGTTACCGATTCCCACTTACCCGAAGTCGTGTTATATGTTAGTACCTGTCCATTGGTTGGAGTAGGTATATTGACATCGGATAATGAATAGAGAGGTACGTTGCCTTCTCTCCATTCCGAACCGTTCCAAAAAATTGTCGAAAGAACAGTCGGTGAACTCGCGTTAACGTCGGCTAAATCGTCGAGGTTTACAGGAATAAACGGTTTATTCGTGAGGTCGTCATAATCGCCCGAGGTTGCCACGGGAGCCAACACGGGGAACGTTTGCAAATCGCCCGCGCCGTCTATATACTCGGTTGCGTCACCCGCACCCGTTAACGTCAAAGTTCCCGAAGTGGTGACAGGTGAGCCCGAAACCGTAAAAGCGCTCGGAGCCGAAAGGCCTACGCTCGTAACTGTCCCACCCCCGCCACCGCCGCCACCCGAGGCGCTAATGGTCACAGTCCCCGAACCATTGTCGGTAAGGGTTACATTCGTGCCCGCTTGCAAATTGAGTAATGATTGCGAGCCATTATCTACGCCGTTGGTTTGAAGTAGTAACCCAATAGCCGAACCCGAGCCACCTGAGCCCGAACCTCCGATAGTAAAGTCGGCGGGAATGTCGCACGCCGACCAATCCCACGGAACCGAAATAGTAAGCGTTAAGTTAACGCCCGTCAACGTATGAGTGAACTCTTTTATAAATGGCTCAATAGTAGCCGAACCCTCGAGCTCAACAGTTGGCCCAAATAGGACTAACCCGTTTTGAATTTCCGCTAGTAAGTCCTCGGCTAACTTTATACAATCGCTCAGGCTTTCGCGTTGGTACTCTGAATCGGTTTCTTTGTCACGCGGTAAGTCGGCAAACGTAACAACAAACGTATATAACCGCGTGCCCGCCCTGGGCTCAACCTCGACAGGGAAAACGTGCATCCACGGGAAGCGTTGGTCTTTTTCAATATCGGTTTGGGCTAATTCACCGTGCGAAAACCACTCAATTAAATAGTGCCCCGACGCGAAGGCGCGGAACCTTTCGATTAATACGTTATAACTTATCTGTGTTATCATTTGCGTTGCCTCATTATTCGTAATTGTTCGGCGTTAAAATCTCTCATATAACTCAAGTGAGTGAATATCGCCGTTATTGGTTGGTTCAAAACCGCCTCGTGTTTGGTTATATCATTACCCGAAATGCTCTCGAGAATATGAAACCAACCCCACCGCGCTAGTCCGTTGGGTGTGTAACTGTCGCTATCTCCGTCATCAGTATTTTGTCCAAATATTCCAGCGAATTGTTCACTAATTCGGCGCTTAAAGTCGAAAAAAAAAGCAGGGCGCCCTGTATACGATCCATTGTTAACGCCTCAACCGCGTGTAAGTATTTGGCCACACCATCGCTATCGTATGGCTTCAAATTATAATACGTCCCTACTTGCTCGGCTACGGGTCGAAAAAGTATAGCCATTAATTGCGGTAAATTTTGATAGTGCGCCGTTTTACCGTCGGGCCAAATCGCCTTAGCTAGTTGGTCGAGGTCGGCCCACTCTTTAAACGTTAACCCGTTAATGTTTGGATGAAACCCCAACTTGACCCCCTCACTCTCAATAATATTCGAGTGAATGTCTTTCCCTGTATTACACGCGACTGTGAATAACTCGGTTATAGTACCCAGCGTGGCGGCGGGCAAGCCCTCGCAATACTCGCGGCTTTTGTTTACGGCGAACATCGCCCGCTCGATGTCGTCAACGGCGGTATGAAAGCCGACGAACCGTTTGAGGGTTATTTGGTCAATGCTCACAGGTAGGTATAATTTCATAGGTTAGCGCTTATTGTGATTATCGGTTGGTTATCCGCTCCCGTCAATTCCTGGCGTTCCACATAACCGCGTTTTTTCCCTTTTGTTTTTAGCCTGAAAATAATGGCAGCTATTTCCCCATTTTCGACCGCCTCCATTAACTTAACCTCAGCGCGATCGGTTGCCTTTTCGTCCTCGATTTGAAGCTCGGCGGTTAGTTCGAACTGTTTAATGTATTTGTCAGCCGTATGCCAATCGACCCCGAGGCGGCGGGCTATTTCGGATATGTAACCGCCCGAACCTTCGATAGCCTTTTTTATTTCGGACTTTTGGAAGTTGTATGCCATTTTTTCTAATCTTCAAAAATTCATTTTTCCCGAAAACATTGGTGTTTCACCGACGGCGAAATCGCATTTTCGGGAGTTCATTTAGTTGTTATTTATTTGGCGGTCGGCTTGAAATTGGCACACCGCGTATCGCTGGGCCGCGTCGGGGTATTCACGAATAACAAGCGAATCTGCCATGCACCGCCCAATGAATTCGTGGCGGTCTTCTTTTGGTAGTCTGATAGGTAAAGGCATTATTTCGCTTTTTTTGGGCCTTTTTTGGCCTTGTTTTCGTTTCTACTGAATATACCCGCGATTTTCTTTTTTAACCGCGTTAAAAGGGTTCTTATTGCTTTCATGACTATAAAACGGGAGCACGCCCCTTTTTTGCCCCAAAATGACCCCGCGAGGTTTAATCAGTTAAGTTGTTAACCTCTGAGCGAATGTAATTCAAAATCATTTTGGCGTTACAACTCGCGCAACTAACTCGCCTTCCCGTCATACGGCTAAACCATTCGGCGGCCAAACGAATATCTAACCCCGAAATCTTCCCGTCGGTTGGTAGACTTGAAATAAATTCTTTGAGCTCAATGGTTTCTTTGTCCGTTAATCGGTAATAACCCCACTTATTTAGTGGACATCTAAATAGGGCTAGTTTAGTTTTAGCGGGCATAACGCACCCACACAAGCGCGTTTTTTTACGGTAGTGTGTAACCTGGTTATTAGCCTCAGCCTCGGCGAGCTCCTCGGGTGTTAATTTTTGCCCAATTACAAGGGTTCCGCAAGATCGCGTTGAGCTTTTGTAATGTTTACAGGCCTGGCAAATCGTTAGGCGCTGAGTTTGAATGGCGGGGGGTACGATGAACATTTCTTTTTATTTTATTTATTGCACTTTCAACTAATCGGTAAAGCTCTTTTATGGGTATTCCTGTTTTTTTCGAGGCCTCTTTATAACTGAAGTCGTCTAGCATATATAGCCTCAAAATGGTGGCGTCTAATTCGGGCATGAGTGAAATATAGGCGTCTAAATACTCGTTATCTATTCGGCTTCCCATCCATACGGGCACAGGCTCCCCAAGATGACGCTCGGAGTGATCGTCCCAACGCTTCCCGAATTTGGAGTATTTGACGTGGTAACGCGAGGTCGAATCGGTAGCCATTAAAAACAGGGCGCGATTAACGTAAAATTCAAGCGTGCCCGCTTTCGCCAGCTCTTCGGCTTTTGCCCGTTGGTTTTCGAGTAATTTTAAAAGGGTTTCGTTTAGACAATCATCGCCCCTAACTTGAGAGCCGAGTAAACCGCTAGCGTATTTGCGCCACGTTGGGTACATACGGTTTATTTCACGATCCAAATTTTTCACCTCGTTTGCAATGTAGCAAGAATTACACTAACTTTGCCGAAAGTTACGGCGGCGCGTAGCCCCGTGCAAAAAAAACAATTGAACAAATGGAAATAACAATTAACGCGGCGTGGATATTCGTAGCGTGTACGGCTATCCTCGGCGCTTATTTTTCGGGCCACTTTCGCGGATGGATGGAAGCCAATAAAGATTTTTATAAAACAGATAAAGATGACTAGTAAACAATTAAGCCCCGTCGGTGAGTATCTCGAGAGTACCCGAAAAAAACTACAAAGTAACCCCCTGAGCCTCTCAGCGGCCGCCTATCGAGAAACAATAGCACAAGGCCCCGAAATGCTGGCTAATGAGGCCGAATTTGCGCGGGCGTGTTATATGGAGGGTTACAAAAAAGCACTTGAGGATATAAAAGAGAATTTTGATAATGCAAAAAATAACGAGAAAGAGCCTCGAGAGGTTAACAAATGACGAATTGAGGGCGCTACGCTGGCGCGTGTTATCGCTGAATAACTTAACGCCCGTTGAATCGTCGAATATTTGCCGAATATTGGCCCGAATTAGAATAGAAATTGATTTTCGAAAAGTTAGAAACGAATGGACTCAACCCGACTTAACGCAATAGTTAACGAACATTTTGGAACCCGTGAATATTTCAGCCGAAAAATGAAAGTGAGTCGGTGGACTGCTTACCGTTGGTTAAAAAACCCCGAAAGGATGGGCCTCGCCGACCTTCGAAGGCTCAGCACAATAACAGGAAAGCCATTGAAAGAGCTCGTTTAATGATTGAATTTTTGCCCAAACAAAAGGACTGTTTAAACGCCCTCGGGTTGGATTCCCCCGCCGAGGTTGTGTTATTTGGCGGAGCCGCTGGGGGCGCGAAATCGTTCACGGGTTGCGCGTGGCAAATTCAGCGCCGTTTGAAGTACCCAGGAACGCGCGGGCTAATCGGACGATCCAAACTCGATACCCTCAAGAAAACCACTCTGAAAACGTTTTTCGAGGTTGCGGGAATGTTTGGGCTCAGGGCCAACGAACATTACACGTATAACGCCCAATCGCACATAATCACTTTTTACAATGGTTCCGAAATTATTTTAAAAGACCTTTTCGCGTACCCCTCAGACCCCTCATTCGATTCGCTAGGATCGATGGAAATTACAGATAGCTTTTTAGACGAGTGCTCGCAAATAAGTAAAAAGGCGGTCGATATTGTGCGCTCTCGTATACGTTATAAACTCACTCAATACAACCTTAGCCCGAAGACGTTGCTAACCTGTAACCCGTCGAAGGGTTGGTTATATAACGAGTTTTTCGCCCCGTTTCGTTCGGGCCACCTCCCAGAGCATTTGGTATTCATTCAATCGCGGGTTGCTGATAATCCTCACTTACCCTTAACCTACGCCGAAACTCTCGCGCGGTTGCCTGAGGTGGACCGTAAAAGGCTATTAGAGGGCGACTGGGATTACGACGAAACACTCGACGCCCTTTTTACTACCGACGATTTATTGCGATGTTTTAAAGCCCCTCAAGAAAGTGGGGAACTATATATA